TCCTTAACTTTTCGTTAATCCAAAAATCAGAAGCCGGATATCCTGGTCTGTATTCAACCCCGAAATCATCCATACGAACAAGATACGGAACAGTCAATACCGGCCAAGAGTCTGGCGTATTGCCTTTACGGATTCCATATGCTGAAACAGCATTGATTAATAAATACTTCGGCATTCTTTCCTCATGATTACCGGCAAGCCAAACTATTTTGGCTGTTGGGGCAGCTTCTCTAAGTTGGGCACAAAATGTTGTTGCCCGATCAATTGAAGCCTGCATAGTTTGTTGATATGCAGGTGTTGTAATGTATTTCCCTAAAGTTGGAAAATCCAAATTATCGCCAACGCAAACTACAGAATCTGGCTTTACATCACGAACAATTGAAAGCATAATCTCAATTGCTTTCTCGTCATGAGTTGGTTCTAACTTGCCATCACGACCTCTGTAGTAACCAATTTGTGCATCAGGGACAACAACGCATTTTTTATATTTTGAAGTTTTCTTTGTAGCAATTCTTGGCTTCGGCAATCTTACAGCAGGACCTTGCTTAATCACAGGCCATTGCGGACCACGAGACTCTCTTCTAACTCTACATATACCGTCTTTATCAAGTGTCTTGCGACAACTATTATCCGCATATCTTTGATTTGCCGTTTTAGGCTCAAACTGATATGTGCAATCAGTACCTTCACATTGTTTCATATATCTCCTTAAGTATAGGAATTCTATAGTACATTATCTCTAGACCAAATCCTCTTTATTTTGAAAATTTTTATTTTTTTCTTTTAAATTATCCCTTATTTCTTTATTGCGTTTTTTCATAGTTTGTCGCATCTTCTCCCTATGCTCAGCAGTTGGCTTTCTGCCTTCCCTATGGAGTGCGCTATGCTCGGAATGAGTGCACAAAAAAAGGTTATTTAAGCGATTGTCGCTTTTAATTTCATTTATATGGTGCACTGTCTCCCATGGCTGGACATGCCTGCCAAGGTATTTTTCAAGAACTGCTCGGTGTTCATAAACATATCCCTTGATATTAAATGGGTGATCCTGATCTAAAATACGAACATATCCTTTGTCATCAACATATTTACCGCCCCCGTAATTTGGATTATTTTCTCCAGAAATAGATCTTAATGCCCAATTAACATCTTCCCTTTTAGATGCTAAAACTCTTTTTGTCATTACGAGCCAGAGCCAATGTCCTCAACATATAATTGCAACTTCTTCGCAGAAGTTGCGCTAACACTAATTTGTGGTGCATTTGTTGCTCCAGAAACAAAAGTTCTTTTAACAACAACAGAAAAAGATTGCTGAGAAAGCCCGCCACCGCTTTGAGCAACAGCAGAATAAACACCAGCGCCAACAGTTGTTGGCTGGCTCTTGTAACTTTGTTGGTTAGCTGTAATGTTTGCATTACTGGTAACATCATAAAATATATGTGGAGGCGGAGTCATATCCCATTGCATTATTGGACTTGCTGCATCAAAACCAGATGCTACTTGAAATAATTTCAAACTCAATATTGAATCCTCAGCGCCCTTGGCTGCGATTTCAAACCCAGGAAATACGCATGTAACACGAAAATACCTATCTGCTGGAATTGTAATTCTTTGATCGGCTCCACCACCAGGATTTGTCAACTGAATAACCAATGAGTTTGTTGCAACAACATTGGCGACAATAGGTGCAGTTGTTGACTGAATTAGCTGAAGAATTCCACTTGGCTTCCTGTCATTAGCATCCCTAATTTGCTCCATGTTCATAGACATTTGAGCTAGTCTTTCACCAGTTAAAGGAGTGCCATCAGACCAGGACACAAAGGAGTAGTTTTCGTAAGCCATTTATCTATTATACCTCATTTAGATGTATTTATACCAATTAACAGCCGCATACCTAGTTCCTTTAGTGATTTCATTAACGCGGTGCATATAAGGGAAAGCTGCTGAAAAAACAATACAATCTCCTATTTTTGGAGAATACTTAATATTGAAATATTTAAACTCTAATTCTCCTCCTTCATAATCATCATTAAAATACATAATGGCGGAAAAAGTACGAGGGTGAGCAGCCGAATCATCATTGTGATACTTAAAAAATTCACCTTGTTCATATCTCATAAAAATCAAATCATGGTTTCTTGATACTGCCGAAGCTTGATATTCTGAACGAAAAAGATCAACAAAATTATCCATTTCCTTTTGAGCATCAGCAATCATTATCCTTAGAGGGTCTGATTCATGACAGGCATTTAATCTTTCAGTAGAAAATATTTTGCAATTTCTTATGTGTACATCAATCACAGAATGATAACCCTCTTCAGGATTTCCTCCTACAATTGAACCTAATGCCAAAAACGGCTCAGAATAATCTTTTAAAGTTTCATAATAATTTTTTGATTTATCAATATCCATGGAATAAACATTTATCCCTGGAGCAAGAACTGTTACCATTTAGAAAGAGGACACGAAGCATTTATTAATTTAGTTTTCATTGTCATAATGCAACCGCATTGTTTACATTGTTTTGTTAAATCAATTAGCTCTGGACAGAGTTTACATATTTCATACCTTGACGATGCAATTTCATCTTCTACATAATTATTGGAATTTAACAAATGCCAAGGCCTAGAGTCACCTAATTTCTTTTTATATTCCTGCCATGCACTTGACATTATGGAGCAATAAAATTAGTGCCATCCCAAGTCCAGCCTGGAACAACATTTGGCTGATCTGTAACTTCAATAACAGTCGGAGAACTCGCTAGCCCCGCAGCCCAAGCAGTAGATCTTGTGCCCCCAATCGTGTCATCAAATTGGATTTGCATAAACACATCACCTTCAGTTACACAAACAAATCTTCTAGTAGCCATTTATATCTCCTTTATTAAAGTATATCATTAACCTATGCAATAACTATTATCAACACAGAAAAACCCATCCGGGCATGGCGGATCGCAAGCTGCTGGTGGTGAACCCACCACTACTGTAGTCGGTGAGACCACTACTGTAGTCGGTGAGACCACTACTGTAGTCGGGGAGACTGCTGGGGAGACTTCTGGGGAGACTGCTGGGGAGACTGCTGGCGGAGAAGCTCCGCACTTCTGTATACAATATGATTGACCATTTATATACGCCCATAATTGATCAGCCCCAGCATCGTAGTAAAATTCAAATGTTTGATTACCATAATTTTCATAAATAACACCAGAGTCTGTATAAACAGTACTTGACGCAATACCGCTGTTTCCTTGATAGACAGATGAAAGATTTACCACTCCTTCTGTAACAACCGCTCTTGGGAAAAGACCACCAGCAGCTGCGCCATCAACTTTCATACCAGCAAAATTAGAACCAAGAAATTTTCCAAGTATCATATCACCAGAAAAATTACCGCCAGTAATAAGGCTATCTCCAGAAATTTCCCATCCAGCAATTTGGCCAGCGGTAGCAGTCACCGTTCCGGTTAATTCCAGATTGGTTCCATTATAAAACATATAGTTATTAGAAGCACCAACAGAAAATGTTCCATTTGAGTTCCAATAATTTAAGGCATTGATATATATAGAATCAGCTACAATTTGACCTCTGATTACAGCAATATCAAATTCGGCAAAGCCATTACCATAAATAGCCCACCCAGAAGTATTGGCAACATAATTGTTACTTCTTATTATGTTATTAACTAAAACAATGTTAGCTGCTAATTGGTCTGCTGTTATGGTATTTGAGACAATACTGATCGCATGCAAACTATTTGGAGCCAAGCGAATTCCGGTAGGTCCAAGAACAGTTTCAGTAACAACATTTGCGATTACATTTTTTAAAGCATCAAAATTTGCTTCTTGGCGAGACAGCCTAGAGCCAGCACCAACATAACCCACTGTCCAGTCATAGAGGGAGTATTCATCAGTATCTATAAGAGAGGAAGATATACCGTCATGATTATGACCACCGTTGTAGAATACAATTGAACTTTCAGATACCCCACTAGAACCGCTCACTCTTGCCATTAGACAACCTTCCTTACAACAATGCTTTGTGATGGGCTATCGGAAAACACACAATCTGTACTAATAACCCAATACTCTCCATTAATTATATCAAAAGAATCCATTGAAGATATTTTTATTCTATCTCCAAGTTGAATTCTTGGATTTGGCAATATATTTAAATTTATAATAGGAACTGGTTCACTCATTTTATTGATAATAAAATCTGCTATTTTTGTGCTTTTTCTTAATTAGAAATAAATTCATTTTCTATAACTAATTCTTTAAGACCATATTTTCTAATATTGTCGTCAAGCTTTGCAACTTTCTCAACTACTTCACCTTTAGCTTCAGTAACAACAACTGGGATGCCAGCAATTGACGCAAAAGCCTTAACATCGCTGGCAACATCTTCTCCTTCAACATAAACCAATGAACCCGAAGTTGTTGCATTAGAAGCGGCAATGATTAATTTTGCTCCGTAATGGTTTGGCTCAAATTTAATAAGCTCTATTAATGGCGGTGATGGTTCAATCAAATTAGTTATTAATGGATTTTGAACCCGAAATGCAGGCGATTTGTCAAACTTAATATCAAAACTAAGAACTTCTCGCACAAGAGCGTTATTGGAGTGGGCTGCAGCAACTGTGCCAAATTGTGCTCTTTCTGCCAACAAGAAAGCGTTGCTTGTTGTATTACTATATTTTATAATTTCATTATCTATTTTAAGATAACCCGATTTAGGGAATGGCGGTTTATCCGTAGTACTAACAGGCAATGTGTTGGATGTGCTGGTAATATTTGATTCAAGGTTTACAGTGCCTAAAGAAGTTGGGTCTTCAGCTCTCCACAAAGACTGCCGAGCAATCAGGTTATTTGTTACTCCAGATATTTTTACAACTACCTTATTTGTTTGTAGTTGAACATTATAACTAGCATCAATAATATTGGTTGTATCTGAAAAAATTTGTTGAACATTGGCGTGTTGATCTATTGTTGTTTCAAAAAAACGATAATAATGCTCATATCTGGCTTTTTCATTCTCATCTATATACAGCCGGCCAAGATCAGCCAGGCTTATGCTATCAATTATGCTTTGTGCAGTGGTATCGTTCCCATATATAAAAGGAAATACATCCGATGGTTGCATTTGCGTTTCTATATAATTATTTAAATTCTGTTCATCGCTTAGGGATGTATTGAATATAACAAATTCATCAATTGTAAATTCCCGAATTGTAGATGGTGCTACTTCGGCTCCAGAAGTATAAGAGGCACCACGACCACCAATGCAAAGGTCTTTGTTGCCATAGGAAATTGGAGTACCCGTCAAGGTGATAGTGTTTGCTAAAACACCATTTACATAATATTTTAAAATATTGCCTTTTAGTGCAAAAGAAATTAGGTAAAAAGAAGAGCTAGATAACGCTGTATTGGATGAAATTATTTCAGTTCCTGATGATGTTATTACCTTCATTCCGTGCATTGAGGAATTGTAAAATAATTCAAACCCAGAATTTGGGGTGGAGTTATTCCAGTTACTAATAAACTCACCATTACCAGAGAACGAATTTGCATTAAACTTAACATATGTAGAAATTGTAAAATCACCAGTATATGTGTGAGAATTGCTTTCAAAAACATTATAAGACATGTCGTAAGGTATTCTTAAATAAGAATTTGATGACAGAAGCAGACTCTTGTTGTCTGTATCAGAAACGACCTCTCCTGGTTGAGCCAGGGTGGGGTTTCCTACATATATTGCATTATTTCTCCTAGAAGCTCTTTCTATTTGATTCTGGCTGGGGACAACGGACCAGCGACCAGTACCGGAGTTAAAAGAAAGATATGATTGATTTGACCTACTACCAATTCTGTCTAAAGCAGCCATTGTTATTGTTTGATCAGAGTAAACCCAGTCAATACCGTTGCTATCATTTCGTTTTAACTTGATTTGAAAAGGCGCTCCAGTTTTAAGAGCACCAGTAAAAAACTCAATTCTTAATTCATACATTTTGCCAGCAGTTAAATTATAATTATCAGATTCCAGAGTTACTGTTGAATTAGTACCAGACTCAACAGAATACCAGTCATTAATAATCAAAACTTTATCCAAATAGACGCGAACACCGCCTCTATTTATTAAAATCATTAAGCTTTGATTTCCGGATGTATCCGGAATGTAGAACCCATCAAAAACACCATTATAAAATTGCGTGACTGTACCGCCAGCATTTTTTGTAAAAGTGCCAGTGGTAAAGTTTAAAGCAACTGGGTATGCTTGGTCTTGTGTTGATATAGTGTTTGAAACTGTTGTTAATGATGGAGTAAAATAAGCTTTAATATCCAAAGCCTTTTCCATAACAGTTAAGTCTTTATCGTTAGCATCTAAAAGGATGTCTTTGAGACCAGCTAAGTCGTTAGATGTAACTTCTACAAATCTTGCTCTTAAAGAACTAGCTACGGTTCTTGTTGCATTATCTCTATCAACAATGTTTTCGTTAAAATTATAATGCAAAATAGCATTATTTCTCGTATATGACTCCGAAGGTTTTGACAAATAAGTTATATCTTTTTCAGGGAAATTAGAACTCATCAAAATGTTTTTAGTTGCAAAAGGTATTGTGGAGTCCTGAATGAAGAAGCCTTTGGTAAAAGTTTTTTCATTTAAAAATTTGCTCCAATTTGTTAATGAAGCGCTAACAACCATTGACGATGAAGCGGCTTGCCATTCATCTATATAAAAAACACCATAAGGAGCATATTCAAAAGTATCAAAATGCACAGTTGCATTAGCATTATGGCTTCTGGCTATTGAGTCACCATAGCCTCTTTCAACAGCATTGAACAAAAATGGAGAATTCTTGGAGCAAAGAACATATTCTCTATTAATGGTATTTTTATCAATTGTTAATATAAAATTATTATCTCCACCCCCGTCTGGAAACCCAATTGTTGTCCCAACGGGGATTGTATTAGAGTTGGCATTAATAGAAGTTGTTAAAAAAGTTGATATCTCGTAATCATTTGTTTTTTGAATTTGCCAACCGCCATATATAAAAAATTTTAAATCTTTTTTCATATATTTTCCAAACAAAGAGTTTGAGCTAAATATATTAAAATCTTTACTATTATTATTAAAACTAATAGATGCTGTTGATGACCCCCCGCCAGCAATTGGAAGGCTTGTTTCATGCACATCTCTTACTTTGGAAACATTCACATCAATTACATAATCAGTCATATCTACTTCATAGATAGGGCACACCTCTTGAACCCTGGCGTTATCTAATGGGTTTTTGGTGGTATATATAGTTACTAATATTTTATTGATAGCACTGTTGGAAATGCCTTGAAGGTAATGTGTAAAGTAATAATTATCTTCGGCTATCTCCCCATCTTGATCAAAAACAAGTGTTGATGTGTTTACATAAGCTTTTACATTGTAAGATTTAATTTGTCCATAATGTTCTGATGTAATAATTTTAATTAAATTTACCGGCCTGGCTGTAAACAGATATGTTAATACAACAGGTGTTGTAAACTCGTAGCCGTTTCTAGTTGCGTGTAAATTGCTGGTGCTTTTATAAGATGACCAGTACCCAAATTCAAAATTATCATCTAAATCCAAAACATTTGTTTTTGAACTACTAGATGTGGGTAAACAGTGCCAATTACCATTGGCGGTAATTATATTTCCGTTAACATCTTTAGCTCCAGCAACAGCCCACGGGAACGATTCTCTTTCAATCCCATTAATTGATTCATTTGGTGTAAAATAAAAATCTGCCCTTTTTGATTTATTAAACAATATTTCATTATCAGATAATGATCTTGACCCTGACAGCATTCCGTAGGCTTCGTTAGTTATATCATTATTTGTAGGTATAGCATAAGTAGCATTACTTGATGCTATTTCGGTATTAGCGTTAACCTTATCAATATGGCGACTATCAAGCCAATGAGCAATAACCATTGGTTTTATTTTCTGGGAAATAGCAGAAATTTTATCTACAAAAGTATTAGATATTGGTTTATCGTAAAGTCCGTAAGTTAGCATTAGACCTCGCTCAGAGTAATGGAGCAATCCCAATAGTAAGTATTGGAGCCAATATCCCTTCTAACCAGAGTTTCGTTATAATTTGTCACCAATACATTATAACTTGTTTGAGTATCAGGTGTCACCCCTGATGAATCCATATTGGTAATTTTAAGCACATGGTAATCAGGGTCTTCAGCTATTGACGCAATGTAGTCTCTAGCCCACCTATTGTCAACCGTTTGCTCTTTACTATTTGGCAGATATTGCCATGAAAGCACAAAAACATTTCTACTGGCTCTTGTGGTTGATTTATAATAACGACTTCTAGTGTTTTTAACATTAGTGTTCTCAATATAAATTGGCTCAATAGAAGATTCAATAATTCTGTTATGATTTGTTATAACCTTATCATCTATTGAAAGCAGAGTTCTGATCTGCTGCGTATCAAGTATTTCAACTCCGCCAACAGATGGGCGATATTTGATAATTCTTGGCGTTACTGTTAAGTTGTTCAATAAACTTGTACGAATAGTAAGAAGTATCATTTTGCCAAGAACAGACAGATCAACATGAGCAGACATTGATGACGAAATATGAGCTATCTTCTGAGAAATAGCCGTAACACTCAAAGCGCCACTTAATGCCGAATCTGCTTTTGCAGTTTTTATTATTTGCAAATCAGCAACATCTACATGCCCACTAATATTTGATTGAGCATAAGCTTCTTTAAGCATTGAAACTTCCAATGATGCCCCAGAAGCCCCAATAACATCATCAAGTTGACCAAACGCAATTTTTTCCATATCTACAGAAATACTAAGATTTGCAGAAATAGAAGCCGAAACATCCTGTCTTTCAAATACCGCTGTCAGAGATGTTGATAAAATGTTCTGAATTGAAACTGACGCATATGCAATTTTTGTTGCATTTACAGACAATTCAGAAGCACCAGATACATCTGATTGCGCATGCAAAATTTCTGTTGCTTGAGCTGTTAATGTAAGCGATGCTGAAAGAGAGGCACTTATGGCTATTGCATCATCTGCGGTATAAAAATCATAACCACTATTTAAAGGCTCTGTTATGCTAAAACGACTAAAATTTGCCATATTAAGCCTCAACCAAAGTTAAAGAGACATCGTAATAACTGCACTGTGTTGAAAAATCTCTTCTAATTAAAGTTTTAGAATAAGAATCAACATAACATGTATACTCATCATATAGCCCATCAGGAATAGTCTGTATAGCAACCGTTACAGTTCCACGAATATTACCCAAAGTTTCTAAATAAATTTGCCCTTTACGATTATCAACAGTTTTTGCTTGAAGGCTAGGTAGGTAAGACCAAGAAAAACTAAATTCTTTTTTATTATCTTTATAAAACCTTCTTTTATGACCACTTGCTAAATCTATATCGTTTACAGACAAAAGCTCAGAAGATTCAAATGTTCTATTGTGTTCAGTAATTTCATTTCCATTAATCAATATTAGGTTAACAATAGACATTAGTTGCCCCTATTTAAACCATTATAAGTTGAAATAACTCTCTTTTCAAGACCAGCGGCTTTCTGTTTTCTCGGCAAAACTTTAACGTTATACGAACTCATCATCGTATTAAACCATTCTTCTTCACCAATAAATGTGTCAACATTAATGTTCACCGTTTGCACACTTGATGATTGCCCACCACTCATGTAATTTTGCCTATTTGTTGGGGTCTGGAATCTTGGCTGGGTAATGCCCTGCATTGAAACTTTCAATGGAGGTATCATCTGATAACCAGCATTTAATCTAGCCAAATTACCAACACCAATTTTCTTAACAGCATTATGGTTAATTACAAATTCACCGCCATGAAGAATTGTTGGTATTCCTTTAGTCACTGGTCCCATTGTTAAACCACCGGCTGCATAACCAACCATACCGCCAGAAGCATAGCTCTTGACTGAACCACCATAATATTTTTTACCAAAAATACTGCCAATTTTTTCACCAAAACTTGTAACTGTTTTGTATATGGGGTTAGAGGCAACATTTGCACTGAACCAGTTCTTTATATCATTCCATACATCTTTCAATCCAGAAAACAAGCCATCCCATGCGCCAGATAATTTTTCACCAATTTTATTTACAAAACCACCAACATTTTCTGGCATTGTAACCGTAAACCAATTTGTTATATTAGCCCATGTATTTGTTAATTCCAGATACAAACCATTAAATGCGCCTTTTACATTGTTACCAATTCGCCCAGGCAATGAGGCTAGCCAAGGAGACAATTCTTCATTCCAATAGTTTTTTATTCCCTCCCAAGCCGCTGTCATCATTTTACCCATTGCAGTTGCTGCTAACAAATTCAAAGGACCAATTATTGCTATTGACAACAACATCAGCAAGTTATCTTTTACAAAAGAAGCTATTGAATTACCAATTTGTTTTATAATTTCTTTAAAAATTTGACTAAGGGCAGGGACAGCAACTGCCACAATTTTGTCTACAATTTTGTCTGGGTTAAAAGCTTGATCAACTGAAGTATTAATTTGACGTTCCATGTTATCCACAGTGCCATTTAATTTAGATTTTAATTTTTCATTAAATGCTATAATTTGCCTTTCCATATTGTCGGCTGAACCGAAAGCATATGGTGGTTTTTGAGGAGATTTTGGAGCACTCGGATCTTCAAATTGGAACTCTGGTCCTGATGAACCAGACCCGGCACCAGCTTCACCACCTTTTTCTCCTTCACGAATCGTTTCAAGTGTAATTTTAATTGTAGCTAAACTCTCAAGTTCTTTTATAAGAGTTTCAAATTTAGTTTTAAATTCACTAAATATATCACCCTTAAGACCAGCGATTGTTCTTTTTATTCCGGCAATCATTGCATTTACAGCACGAATACCTGCCTGATCCCACATTGTAGTAATGGCTTCGGATGTTGTAGTGGTGGTCAATAAAGTCTTAATAGCATCCATTGTTGGAGCAACATACTGCGGAATTACGCTAGCATTAAACGCCGATTTGAAAGCATCAGTGACTCCATTTGCCATATAATAAGCAGCGCCAAGAATTGATTTTGGATCTTTAACATTTCCTGTTGCTCCAAATTTTTGTGCGGCAATATCAACCAGCGTGTTGAAATCTGTATCAAACAACTTAATTGCTGAGTTTAAGGATTTAGAAATAGCGCTTGGTAGCTCGTTCATAGAACCGCCAAATATGGTGGCCATTTGTTCTGAGAAATCAACCCCTATACCGCCAAGGTTTTTAAGCGCTTTTTCAAATTCTTCTTTTGAGGCAAAACCTTTTTCTTTCAAAAGCTCAACTTGCTCATCAAATTGCTCTTCAAGAAGATCAAATTGCTTTTCAAGCTGTTCTTTTTGATTTGCTATAACAGCTTTTGCAATCTCTCTTTGTTCAGCCTGAAGATCCCTGTTGTATCCTCTGTCAAGATCAAGCAATTCCTTATCTGCTGATTCTTTTGATTTTCTTTCTTCGGCATCAAGCCTTCTTGCGTCTTCGTAACGACCTTCATATATAGCAAGCTTTCTTTCACGAATATAATTTTCAACATCAGTAGCTCTGTTGCGTATCATTTCCCTACGTTTTTCTTCGTAGTCCATTTTCTTTGTTAGTTTTTCTTCAGCCTCAGCTAAGGCATCAATACCAGCAGACATATCATCAAAAGCATCAAGAGCATTTTCTCTTTGCTTATCAAGTTGTTTTTTAATGTTGTTAGTAACTTTGTCAAACTGATCGTCAAGATTACTAAACAATTTTTCTGTAAATTCAACTTGTAAGTCTAAAAGACCATTTTTTATTCCTTTATTAATGTTATCAATTAAACTTTCTCCACCATCAATAGCAGCTGGAGCTGCCTTCTTTACAGCTTGTTTAATTTCATCAGCTATAGCGCCTGGATTTTTGAAAATTTTAACTAATGGAGTATTTAATGAAACCCCCATAATTTTTTGATATGCAGTAGCAATTTTGTTTTGAACAATTTTGGCTTTGTCACCAACTTTAACAAAAGTTTCTCCAACTTTGTTAGAAAACGCTGCGCCTATTTTTGTAGCGTTACCAACAATACTTGCTCGGTTTTTCTTTAATGTCTGCTCTATGCCTATAATCGCAACAGAAGCTACGCCAGCAGCGCCAGCAAGTCCAAGCAGCGGTGCGCCCAATGGTCCACCAAAAGCCGTAACTAAAGCACCTATTATTCCAAAAGCAGCTGTTGCTGCAATTGAAATTGCTTTAAAGCCCTCAAGTATATAGAGAGTAAACCCTATAAATTTGTCAACTATGTAACCAAAAAATTTTCCAATTATACCCGAAGCAGATTGAAATAAATTACCAATACCTCTTAGTGTGATTCCAATAATACCAACAATGTCGTGTCCTATAGAGAATAAAAATCCTTTGAAGTTCTTTATAGCCGTTTCTGTTTCGCCAGTAAAAGCAGCAGCAATTGCCCTTTTAAGCATAATAAATTTATTTATAATTCTAGCAATAAATGGAGCGAAAGTATTGGTCATAAAAGATTTTCCAACACCTTCGGAGAATTTCCTAAATGATTCAGAAACTTGTTTTATAAAATAAGCAAGTGTTGCAAAAGCACCGGCGGATTTTTCTGCTTGATTTTGTGCACCAGTATTATTAAATCCGCCAAATCCCTGTATAACATCAAGAATTGGATTAACTAAATTCATAATAGCTTGTCTTAAATTATTAAACGCTTCTTTCAAATAACCTATTGCTACAGACGAACCCTGACCCATGCTCTTAAATGTTGCAAATACTGCACCCACTAAAAGAACAACTGGGGAAAGTATAGTTAATACCATAAGCAATTTAACAAACATTGCCGCAGCTTGACCAACAGCTGAACCTACACTTTTAACAACAGCAGCAGTGCCTGTTTTAAATACAGCTGGCGCACCCATTGCAATTTTTCTAGATCTGGACAAGGAGCTTGCCCTCGTTGCCGCATCTTGTGCAGAAATTTGCTCCCCAGCCCTTGAGGCTGCTTTTGTAACTTTTTGCAAAACACTTTGCGCCGCAACTGCTTTATAAATTTCTTTACTGAACAAACCCATTTTAGATGCCGCACGAGTTGCTCTTAATCCAACAGTTGATAAACCGGCGGTAAACATAAACAAAAACGGAGCCAACAGTCTGCTGCTGTGTAATGAAGAGAAGAATGTTGAAACAGCAGTTCTCGGGAGAATGGCGCTTGCTTTAGCTATGGATGTTAAGCCACTTGCAACTTTTTTAAGATTTTCGCCAGAACCTACACTTGCAATTTTTTTACCCAAAAACTGCATTGCTCCACCAGCTGTGTACGCTTTAGAGAATTGATCAAAAAAGTTTTTCCCAAATGGAATTTTGCTAAAATATGGCTTTATATCTTGCACCCTTGTTGCCTTGACAGCTCTTTGTTTCATTTCGGCAGATTCCAATAATCCAAAAGGTTTAAATCTAGGCTGCACATCGTCTTCGTATTGGAACTTGCTTGTATCAACTTTAGGAGTTGCTCTAATGTTTCGTGTTCTATCCAAATTGTCTACAAACTTGATATTCTTTATTTTATCCCCATCAAGAAAAGAGTTACCGATGAATTGGTTTGGACCTTTAAATAAGTTTGGTCCAGTAAATACATTTGCAAAAGCTGTATCTATTTGAACTTCTAATGCATCAGCGGCATTACTAATATTTTTTGAAAAACCTTCTGTAGCGTTACTTAAATTTTCTTTGACTTCTTTAGCAGCCTCTTTAAATTGTTCAGAAGCCCCTCCGATCTGATTTGGTACATCTACAACTGAGACATCGCTTGGAGCGGATAGAGTTGCTTGTGATAAAACTTGTCCTGTTTTAATAGAAGCAGTATTCAATGCTTGCTGTACAGTAGAAACTAGTTGTGTTGATTTTTTCAATTCTCCTGCAAACAATTTTGCAGCTCTTGCCCCCAAAGCTGGAGCCTTTTCAATATCAGCACGAGCCTTTCTTATAATTTTTGAAATTGAACCATCAGCAATGCCTTCTTTAATAACTTTAGTTCCAGGTCCTTTTATTGCACTAACAGGCAGGGCTTTTAATGCTTTTGTAATTTCATTTAAATCAGATGTCATTGCGTCAAGAGCATCAACGGCTGGCTTAATTGCTAGAACAGAAGATTGGGCTGCTACTTGACTAGCTGCTTGTACAACTGGACCAGATGTCAAATTTGCTGGAGCAGCTGGAGCAGCGGGAGTTGGGGCAACAAGTTGTTTATTGCTAAGATTATTTAAAGCATTAGCTAATTTTTGTAAATCGGGTCTAGCTTCATCAAGACTATTAGATACATTCTTAACAGCATCCTTGACTTCAGCCCCAGTTGTTGCTGGAATCTGTGCAGATTCTTTAATATCAATAAGATTTTGTACAAGATTATCAATTGCGCTCTTATCCATTAACCCCGGAGCAAGATATCCTGGCAAAAGATTTTTTTGTCCTCTCAGCCTGCCCGCCCTGGCTTCAACTTGTTTAGCAACAACATCTCCTTGAATTGCAGGAAGACCAGCTACTTTTTCTACATCAGCATCTCTTAAGCCAGCAACTGCTTGGAATAAAATTTGCCTGATGAGCATTCTCGCAAAACGCTCTTGCACTTCTTTGCTTGCGGATGCAATTGGACCTCTAGACAAAACTTCTGTTATTAATTTATTAAAATTGTCTTTTGATTTTCCACCAACAACATCAAACGATCTTAAGTCATCAATAATCGCTTTTACATCAGGAGTAATGTTTTCCCCTCTAGGCATTAACTGCCTCATTCTGTTCATTATGCTACCAGTTCTACCGGTTTCTATCTTGTCTATTGCATCTTGAGCTGCCGAGATCATCGCCTTCTCTATGTCGGCAACCTGACCACCAACGGATTGAAGTAATAAGTTAGACCAACTTCCGGGAGCCAATGACATCATTTTTTGCATTGTTTCTTTAATAATTGCAATTTCAACGGGTATAGCAGTTCCTTTCGCAACAGTTGCTGCCGCTGATGAAATAACCAATGCTTTACCAAGCATTTTTGTATCGTTTGTTATGCCATCAATAATATTATTCATTACAGTTGCGTATGTTATTTGTGCGCTTTCAGCCGACATTTTTATTGAACGATATACATCCAAAGAAGTAACTTTAGGCGAAACACGAGATAAATTAGCCCTTGCTTTTCTCTGTATTTCGGCTTCTTTTTCTAGCAACAACTGATCAAAAACAGCCATTCTTGATTCACCTGTGCCTGGTAGTACTTGAGGGGTTAGTTCAAAATCCCTATTAGTAAACGGCAATTGCTTAACTCTAAGTTTGTATTCTTTCAAAAATTCTTTACTACTTGTAATTTCTTTTATCGCCTTGTCTCTTGCTTGTTTTATTTCAAGCAATTGATTGCGATCCATCAATTCTTCAACTGGTCTGCCGGGTATATTTCTTATATCAATCGGTCTAGCCAATTCATGATAAAGTTTTTGAGTCATTACCCTTACTTTTTCAACTGCTGGTCCAATAGATTTAGCTGGTACCTGAGCAACAATTCTTTTTACTTCGTCAAAGTAGTGGTACATCGGCTCTACCATCATTCCCGACATCAGCATGTCATCTAATTGCTCATAATGCCTTAATAAAGCATGGTCAAAAGAACCAAAAGATTCTGCTTTTTGAGCGGCTATTGCTCTTGCGTAAGCCCTTCTTATCTCGCCTTGTCTTTCATATGATTCACTTGGATTAAAACCCTCAAAACCTTCACCTGCTGGGTCAAAGCCTTTAAAACTAGATGCTTCAGCAAAATCTAGGGATTTGTCAATCCCCTCTGTCATTTCATCAAAACTTCTCTCTACAGAGTCTATTGCTCTTCTTTTAACATTTGTCAACTCTGCAACTGTTGCTTCTAGTTGTTTTTCAGAAATATCATAATCCGAAACTTTTATTCTCGGTCTAGTTGGAGCAAGTTTGGGAGATATTTCTTGTGGTTTAATAGGAACACTTTCTCCAAGTAAATTGGTTGTTGTAAGAAGATATTGCCCAGTAACAGGGTTTTTTTGAGTTAAAAATTTGTATTTTTCATTTCTAGTTGTTAGTGCTGGTTCACCAGCTTTCTTTCTTCTCTTATTTTCTGCCCGTATTAAAGCTTGATGTTGTTTTTGATTATATTCTCTAAGAACTTTTAATTCCTCAAACTGTTCATTTGAAAGTTGTTGAGCCAATCTAATTCTGTCGGCAGCAGCTTTATTTCTTGTAGCAATATCTTCGGCCAATGCTTGCGATTCTTTTATTGCTTGCTCTTTACTCAGACCATGATATCTTTCCAAAGCTTTTAGCGCATCACCCCTGCCATCAGTATCATTTTTTACCCGCTGTAGCAATAATCGTTTAGCAAAAGCAACTTCACGCATAGCACCAATTGAGCCATATGGCGCTGTAATTTTTGGCATATCCGATTCTTTGATTCCAAAAATATATTTAGTTGGAGAAATCATAGATGTAGATATTTGAGAAACAATTCTTTGTTTTGTGTTTAAAATTTGTTTTTGAACAGATCTTCTAATTCGTTCAATAGCGCTATCTTTTACATCAAGCCCCAAAACATTTTGCCTAACAGCGGCTAGATCTGACACTAAAAGATCAGCAGTTTGCTTAATTGCTCTGTCTAGATCAGCAGCTTGAAATAGTGCATTTGCGTTTCCTTTTTTAATTCCATCAAGCAATAAACGAGAGCCATAACGAGAACTTAATAATGAATCAAGCAATAATCTATTTCTATTAGCTGAATATTCCAAAAGTTTTTGAGTAAAGATTTGCTCTCTTTTAATGGCTCTTGCAGTTTCAAAATTAGCTCTGTCATTTTTATATTTTCCAACTTTTTCAACTTCTTCTGCGTAGTTAGCCAAATCTTCTTGAGACAACTGGTCAATATTGTCTATATTCACATATCCTTTTCTTTTCTTCCTAACTGTCGGTAACTTACTTCTAACAAAAGGATCTTGAACAGCAAGACGATCAGATTCTCGTTTTAACCTATTTATATCTTTTTTAGATATATTAGACAAATCAGGGCGACCATATCTTTCCCCTAAAGATTGTTTACCATACTCTATTTCATCAAGCACTCTCTGGGTAATACCGGATCCATAAATTCCAGACCCAGCTAATTTTGCAAAGAGCCTTTGAGTTTGATCAGTAAGATTTGTTTTTACTGCCGAGGAACCAAATTCCCTGATTCTTTTTGCCCCAGATTTTGGAAAAATTTGAACAATATCAGCAACATACTCTTCTCCATCACGAAGTGTTCTTTTAACAACTCTAAGAAGTTTGTCGCCTTTTTGTATAGTTTTAAAAATTTGTTGTTTAATTGTAAAAGGTACTTCAAACACTTCACTGCCAAGAACGCTAGTTAAATTTTTTAAATAATTAGGAATGCCTTTACCAAGTATATAAAACGCATCTTTTATTTCACTAGCGGTAATAGTTGTAAGACCGGCTTTAAGAAGCTGACTATTTGAAGCATTCACCAACTCATCAAAAACTTTTCCAGTTCTTAATCTTGCGTCTAGTGTCTCAAAATATTTAGGAGTGTCTGTAGAAGCTGAAAACCTTGGGTCTGTAGCATATCGGCTAGGGGTGCTAACACCAACTTGGCCAAGTGCTTGAGAAATTACAGCAGCTTTGGAAATTGTTTTTGCAAAATTTGTATTATACGAATCAAGTGCGGCTTCAAATCTATATAAATCAAAAGGTGGAGGAAGTTGTGGACCATAAAATGGTCTTGTGTCTGGAGTTGCTACTTTATTACCGTATCTAATTCCAAATCTTTGACCACCCGGACTTCCACCACCACCGCCGCCTGCTGGGTTTACAAATGGAGCAGAAGGACCACTCTTGGGTCTCCCTTTGCCTGGTCCGAATTGATTACCTTCAGCATTACCGATAAAAGTGTTCCCAATAAATTCGTTTGGTCCTTTAAATATATGCCCAACAGTTTTTGATATTTTTGAAGCTGCATTTTTTGCTGTTTTTTCGGCAGTTGTAGCAGAATCCTTAATTGACTTATCTACTTTCTTAACAGCATCAGCAACTTTGTTTGTATTCTCAGAATTAGAATTAATACCGTTTTGAAGATCACGAACAAACGCCGTTGTGCCTGGCAATATTTTTTCAAATTTTTTAATAAAACTGTCAACTAATCTCTTCCCACCAGACTCAAGAACACGACTTCCACCGGTTCCGCCAGGAACAGCTTTTGCCTGTCGCAAAAATTCTACTGTTTCTGGTGATAGACCAGATAGATCAGGCATTCTGCTTCTTGATGCAAATCTATCAAAACGATTAGGAATTTTTCCTTCTGTATAAAAAGCTTGGCTGTCTGGAATTTGAACAACTTTTTTAAATTTTAAAATATCAGGGCGACTAAGAATATCTTTAATATCTAAAATCTCTTTTTTGGCTTTGCCAAAACCAAGCAAACTTGCTCCTCTCATTGAAGCAAACATTCCTTGAATTGTTTTCAAAGTTCCTAAAAATATTTTAAATGGACCAGTCAGTGCCAATACAACAAGAAGACTGCCCAACACCCTTTTGACACCTTGTGGTAAGTTTTGCACAATCGCTGCAAATTTTTGAACTACCGGAACAAGGAAAGCAACAATGCTGTCAACAATCGGCACAATAGCGCGACCTATTTGCAATAAGCCTTCTTTTAACTGCCTGTACCTCACCTCTGGTGATTTTTGAGCCAAAAGCAATTCAGTTTCAACCATTAAACCAGCCATTTCATTTACATCAAAAGCTTGCGCAAGGAAAATTTTTGCAACTTCGGTTTGTGTGTTTCCTAAAAAGTCAGCATTTTGTGTAGACTTCAAAGCCATTT